CGGCACATGCTGCAAGAGATTGATTGTTTTGATCTAATTAGAAACCAAGATTGGCGTAAAACATTTCCCGAGGTCGCTGAGTTATACTCTAAGTATCTTTAAGCAATTAATAAATATAACATAGATTGGAGTAAATCTTGCAAAAGCAGACTCGTAGCATTTTAGAAGAACTAAGCAGCATGGGCTTGCAAAGAGACAAAAACAGTCTCATTGAAAGTCGTGCCACTAATGTCATCGCAAGTGCTATCAACCTCATGAATCACATACGTGAGAACTATGATGCCGAAACTGCTGATGATCTAGAACGCAGATTATTGAACAGCATACGAGCGCAAGATCCAACTAAATTTACCCGCGGAATACGGAGAACACGCTCAAATGAAAATAACTGACCTACAGGTCCCAACAAAATTTAAAATCTTAGAATCGCGCCAATATCTTTACGAGGGTCTAGACCGTAGTACTGCACATAACATGATGTTATGGGAAGGTGTTGGCAATCGCCTTGTAGAATATGCACTAACTCCAGATCAAATCAACAAGATTTTCCAAGATGCTGAAGCTGGTATGTCCGGACAAGGTGCGAACCGCACAATGCTGGGCAAGGGTGTTGATGTTGCCAAGACAGGCGTTGAGGCAACAAAAGAAGTTAATGCGGCCTGGGAAGACTTAAAAACTAAAATTTCCAACTCGGGTCCAATCAAGGGATTTGATCAGAAAGTCAGTGATGTATTGAGTAAGATTGGTGTGGGCTCCAAAGATCCGCAGTTCCAAGGCTTAGTCAGTAACTGGGTACAAAAATATCGTGACTTTGCCACACAACATCCCATCATTCAGGGTGCTGTGTATGCTACCTTGATCGCTGTGGCCGGTTTAAGCGGTGCTGGTGTTGCTGGTGCAGCAGGCCTGGGCTTGTTAAAAATGGCCGACAAACTATTACAAGGCGAGCGCTTTAGTAGTGCAGCCTATAGTGGAGCTAAAACTGGTGCTTTGGCTTACGGTGTCGGGCAAGCCAAACAAGCATACCAAGCTCACCAAGCAGCAGCAAATGCAGCAAACGGACAAGGGCTCCCGGCCCATCCAAGCGCAGCCAGTGACTACAACGGAACTGCTAACGGCCCAGATGGCAGCAACGTTACACCGCCAGTGGGTCCCAACAATGCCACTGCTCCAGTGGCACCTGGCAATGTTCCCGGTGCCGACGCTGTGGGCACAACAGGTGGCAATCTTGGCGGCGGCGATTATACAGTAATGAAAGGCGACAGCCTGGGCAGTATTGCACAAGCACAAGGAATACCCGATGCAGACTTGCAAGGTCTAAACCCTCAAATCAACTTTGCCAAACCTCTACAGCCAGGTATGACCATTAACTTGCCGCCTGCTGGAGACAACGCAGGTAGTGTGTGGCAAGGTTATCAAGGCGGTAACTACGGTGATGCCGCAGGTGCTGCTCATAAAGCAGCCGGGCAAGCCGCCGGTGCAGCCACTCAACAAACTGATACAGCAACACAAGCCGCCGGTGCAGCCACTCAACAAACTGATACAGCAACACAAACAGCCGGTAAGGCAGCAGGCGCAATTCGTAATCAAGCAGATTTAGATAACTATGTTCAAAAGAGCATTGATGCTGGCACTACTCCAACCACCCCTATCACCAGCGGGCCCGACCTCAGCGGGTTTACAGAAGTAACTCCACAAGGCGGTGATGTTACTACGCAACTTAAAAATTTAGTTGCCAAAGGATATCAAGTTGCACGAAGTCAAGTCAATCCCAGTGAGATTACTATTACTGATGCCAGTGGCAACTTGGTGCAACAGTTCAATCCAGGCAATCCATTCTTGGCCAGTAGATTGGCTGCGGCGGCAAATGGTGTTAATTTGCGTGAATCGTTTATTGATACACGCCAGACAGCACGAGCATGGTTGTTGCGCGAGAGCCTAGGTCGCCCACGTGGTGGTGTTGCGCTTACAGAAATGGCCATTGCAAACATATTGTACGAGGCTGGCGAAGCAGTTGATGCCGCAGCCGCAGGTGCAGCACCGGCCGCAACAGAGCCAAAGAAGCCCGGCGCACTTCAGCGTATTGGTAACTGGTTCAAACAAAAAGGCAGCAATCTTACTAACAAAGTCACAGCAGACAAATTGAAACAGGCCTGGATCAAACAAAAGATGCCTGATGACAGTGAAGAAATTGCCAAAATACTAACAGATGCCGGTGTTGGCAAAGCCATCATCAGCAATATCTTTAAAGGTATGGGCATTCCCGCAGCAGCACAAACTGGTGCTGGAGCAGCACAGCCCGACTCACAGATGCAGTCTCCTCAAAGCTCACAACAGTTTGCTCCGCAATCGCAAACTAGACAATCTGGCGGAACTGGTACTCAAGCACCTGCTGCCTCAACTGCACAGGCACAGCAGGCTGCTCAGTCACAAACACCAGTACCAGCCGATTCAACTGCACAAGATTCTAATGCAGGTACAGGAATAGCTAACGCAGTGAGCAAAGCAGGCGGAGCAATTGATTCTGTCACAGCAGCAATGAAGCGTGGTCAAGGCATGGGAGCAACCGGACAAAGTTTGGCAGCGCCATCAACAAAACAAGGTACTGAAATGATTGATCCAAATCGTCATGTCATGTATGATAAAAGTGGTCGTGCATATACATACGTTAAGAAAAACGGTAAATGGGTAGATGCTCAGGGTGGCGAAGTTCCTCCAGCATTTGCTGCAAGTATTGAAGCACAAATTAAACAAAAACAAACCGATGCTTTGAACAAACAAAAAGCTGGCCCGGGAGTTGATGCAGATGCTATGGCAGCTCGACGAGCTGCTGGTGCAAAATCTGCTGCTGGTGCTATGAAAGCATCTAATGGCACCGCTGCAAAAACACAGTCTACGCAGGCCGGAGCCGACGCAGCAAAAAGAATCAACAATACAACTCCTGGTGAACTAACAGCCCACGGTGCTGGTACTACTGGTCCACAAACTTACAACAAAGGCATTCAAGCGTTCCCTAAAAACGATCCCACAAAAGCGGCACAGCCAATGGCAACTGCTAACAATGCTAATGCTACAGCAGAGCCAAAAGAGCCAACGTTGAATCCTGAACCGCAAGCACAGGCAAAACCAGCAGCTACTAGTCAGAATGCTGGTTACGGTAAAGCAACATACAATGTACCAACAAGTACAACTGTTCCAACTGCAACGGCAGCAGTTCCGCCAAAAGCCCCATCGATTACTCCAACACAGTTGACTCCTGCACAACAGCAACAACAAGCAGCGTTAAAAGCAAAATTGAGTACTAATCAAGGTATTGCAGCTCAAACTGGTACGGGTATGAAGCGTATGGTGAATAAAGCCAAGAAACAAGGTATTGCTACAGCAGAAAGCAAAGACTTTGGTGCCATGTTGTGGAAACAAATGAGAGACGGCAAATGAAGTTACTAGAAGGCGGCAACGTATTCAAGCACGAGGACAAGACTCCGGCCACACAGCGCATTAATCGTATTGATGTGCCCACCACTGTCAAATGGCTAGAACAAGTCACTGGCTTAAGTCTCATGGACACCATGGTGGGCAGCACAGGCAAACGTGAAACCAGTGGCGACATTGATCTGGCACTGGATGCCAAGTTGATTACCAAAGACGCTGTAATGGGCACCTTGGTCAATTGGTGCAAACAACAGGGCATACCTGAAGATCAAATTGTAAACCGTAAAGCCAAAGGTGGTAAGCCTGCCCAGTTAGACGGTTGGATTGATCAAACCGGAATTGAAATACATTTCAAATGCCCCATCAACGGTGATGCCAAACAGGGATATGTACAGGTAGACTTCAACTTTTTAAACGATCTAAAGTGGAGCCGATTCATGCTTGCAGCCATGCCTGATGGCAGTGCCTTCAAAGGTGTTGACCGTGCTGTGTTATTCAACAGTATTGGCAAGACACTGGGCGTTAAAATCAACGTCAACAGCGGTGTTCATGACCGCGCCACCAACGAACTGGTCACCAACGATCCTGCCAAGTTGGCTCACTTGTTGATTGGCTCTACAGGCACAGTGGGAGACCTAGCTGGAGTAGAAAGCACCATTGCAGCACTACGCAACGATCCGCAACGTGACGCCAAACTGCATGACTTTGCCAACTATTTGAAGACTTCGGGACGTGAAATGCCCACACTGGAAGCTAGCGCACATCCCAACAGTTGGTTCCGTTACATCAACCAAAGGCTAAAATAATGCTGCTTGAATTTGTACAATACTTGACTGAGGCAGCACGTACTCCGCACCCTGAAGATTTCATCTTTAGCGGCAGCGAAAGTGCCATGGATGCCATCAACGGTATTGTGAGTGCCATTGACCGCCCGCAAACAGTCACCATCAAGTGGGACGGAAGCCCTGCCATAGTGTTTGGACGTAGAACAAGTGATGGTAAGTTTACCATGAACTATAAAGAGTATATTGGCGTGCCCGGCGGCCAAGTTACTACGGCGCAAGAACTGTTGGATTTTTACGTCAAAAACGGCAAAAACATAGAGGTAGCACGTAAATTGGCCTCGGCTTTTAACGCTGTAGGGTCAATTTGTCCCGCAACGTTCCGTGGCTTTGTACAAGGCGATTTGATGTGGACTGAACCCTTACAGCCCGTTGCAGGCAAGTTTGTGTTCAAGCCCAACCCACACGGAGTTACTTATAAAGTGCCAGTTGATAGCGAAGTAGGCAAACGGATTGCAGGACGACAAGTGGGCATTGCGGTACACAGTATGGGCACAGATGTAGAGAACAACAAAGAAACTCCCTTAGTGGGACGCCACAGCATGAACGGACTTGAGGGCTTGGCCGACAGCACACAGTGGTGTACAGTATTCACCGGCAACATGGGCATCGCCTTCAAGATGAAGCGCCCTGTCAAAGTTGAAAACGCAGCCCGTGCAGCAGTTAAAAAGTTTGCAGTACTGGGCGGTGATGACTTTCTTGGCAGTATTACAGGAAGCAGCAAGGCCACACTACAGACCTACTACAATCGCAAGGTGACAGGGCAAGCAGTTGGACCCGAATGGCTGGAAAGCAAACTGAGCCGCCCACAGTATGCCGTGATTGCCAGTGACGAAAATAAACCTGTAATTCAAGCACTAGATGCTGTGTACAGTGCAATAACCACGCTGAAAATGGCGGTTCTAGAACAACTAGAGCCACAAGTTGGCAGCATAGAGCAGTATGTTGGAGACACGCCCAAAGGCGAGGGATTTAACATTGATACTCCCAGCGGCTTTATCAAGTTGGTAAACCGTGGAGTATTTTCGGCGGCAAACTTCGCAGGAAGAGCCTAGTATTTTAGCGCAAGAGCTAAATAAAAATATGCAGCCTAATGGCTCATTTAAATAAAAGGAAAATAAAATGGCAGTATTTACACGTATTAATGGCGACGCAGCAGGCGTTGTACAAGTTGACGCAGGTCGTGCGTTTGCTAATGCTTCGATTATCAACACAGGTATCGCAGCTCCTCTAACAGCTTATAAAGTAACTATCGTTCCTGGTGCTGGTGGCGGTGGTGCTGGTAACTTGGCAGCTGAATTGACAACTGGTGGTGCAGTTGAAACTATCTTGCGTATCGTTTCTGGTAACGCAACTGTTTTGGCTTACCAAACAGACGCAGCTGGTGCTAACAGCCAATTGAGCGTTGTTGTAGAACGTAGCGGCTGGTCAAGCGACACAGTATTGCAAAGCGCACTACGCCAAACTACAGCTGGTGACGGCGCTGGTAACATCGGTGCTTTGGCTAACTGCTGGGTTGGTGCAGCAACAGTATCGTCAACAGGCGGTATCAAACTAGCTTAATAGTTTTTATAACTATAACAAAAACCCACTTCGGTGGGTTTTTTGTTGACTAAATATTCACATGCAGAGCAACGTAGAATATTATCGTTTGTACACCTTGGTTGACATTACCAACACCGGTGTGACTCGCGGGCCCGACACCCCCGAACGTGAACAGCAACGCAACTTTGATACTGTTCTGCAAGCCATTGGACTTATTACCCAGCCGCAACAGGTGGCACCTCCTGTGGCCACATCAGCACACATGGAATGGCTAGAGTTTGGAGAATTCTTCCAAGGTGAGCAGCGTGTATGGGTTTGGCAGTTTGCCACCGAACACAGCGACATATTCACCATTGGCACCAATCCTGTGGGACGCTTGGCCGAAGCATTTGATCAAGTGCCTGTCATCTGCGGCTTGGATGAAACAGCACGTTTTATGTTGCCTATCTTTTATCCCTACGGTGCTATAAAGAACATATACTTTAAAAAAGGCTATTGGGACATAAATAACGTATAAGATGCTACTGGCACCTACTCTGGCTCACTTTATGGCTCATCCTTACGGCAACAACTAAAACAGCATCGACACCTTTGAAAGTATTTAGACAGTGATGAAGCCAACCGAAATAGAGAAGCAGAACCTTGAGGCGCACGTAGAAATCTGTGCAGTGAGGTATGCCAACTTGGAAACAAAATTAGACAATTTAGAACATCGCATGGACAAAGTCGAGTTGCATCTCATCGACATCAAAGACCGCTTGATTGCTAATTTACAACCGCAGCAACCACAGCAACCACAGCAACCTAAAGCGGATGCCCCTAAAGAGAGTGCTGATCCCTACAAAACCATGATTGCCATTGGCACCACAATTATCGGCGTATTAATTACAGGCATAATCACACTATTGGTCAAA